CTTGTCCATAATAAATGCGTTTTCTTATTTATTCATTACCAGATATGTCATCATACTGTGACCAGTGTTGTATGGTTCTGGTATCCCTTTTCTTTACAAACTTTAATTCATGCCAACATGAATCATAGCATAATAATAATGTATGAATATATTTGTGTGGATCATTCTTGGCATGTTCACAATATGGTTTTGGTCTAATACCAGTTTCTATTGTGATATATCTTGGTACTGGTTTCCATCCAAACTTAACTCTTGCTTCGTTATCTACTTCATCCCCTTTAAAATAGACCCAACCTTCATCCTTGCCATACTCACCTCGATCCCAAATCACATAATCATCCACTTCTGGTTCATACATTGGCATAAGTTTAAGACAGGTATATTATATCACAATATATAGTTTATGCAAAGATATTGAGTTTTTTAAACAAAATCTTAAGAGGACATAAAGTTTATAGATAAAATATATGAGTTATGTTATAATGTCAACACAAACCCCATTAAGCAAATGATCAATCTGGACGAAAGATACCACGACTATCTGACAAATAATAAAACTTTAAGGATAGATGGCATTAGTGAACGTCTTCAAGCGTATGGTTGGCATTGTGATGGGAACGATATAAAGGGATATTACTTGACAACAGAAAATTATAAGTTATATTATAATCTGAACGAACAGTTCATAAAAATGGAACCACTCAGGAAAGTTGCAGTTGAGGCTTGAAAAAATAGTTAAATAACGGTATAATATTCAATATTGATAATTTAATATGAAACCATTTGTCAAAAAGGGGTGGGAGTACATTCCTAATATTATCACTAGAGCAGAAGCAAATAAAGTAAAATTTGATAATTATCTAGGAGCAGTTAGAGACTTAGGTGGTATCATACCACATGATGATCCAGAAAGAGGTAGAGTTATG